CGCCCCTGCAGGAGCTGCCGCCCACCTTTGCATATCTCGATTCGCTTGCGCAGTTTGAAGGATCGTTCCCCGATCCCGCAGGCTGCGCCACTGCCGTCAGCCAACTGGCAACGATCAGGAGATCTAACCATGCTCGGCATGAATATTCTGGCGACCAGGAGCCACAAACCCGGCGCCACTCAGATGTACGGTAACCTCCGGCATGATCCAAAGGACTAACGGTCGAGGCGATGGATTCGATGGGCAACTGCGCGTTGGCGGGGAGTGTAAATTCGCACGATATTTGGCGCAGATTCGCACGATATTTGGCGCAGTTTAAATGCGCTATTTGTCATACTTGACGAGAATAACATGGAGTTTGTGGCAATTCCGACGGGAAACTAACGACATCCCCACAAATGATGTTTAGCGCGCGTTTTGTGACCGGCTCACAGTCAGATATCAGCGCTCAGACGTACCACCTGCGTGCCATCAGCAAGCAACATAGCGCGCTTGGTTTGGGCGACTACGATACCGCCACCGCCGGCGGTCTTGACTGTTGTCGTGAAGGCGCCGGTATTGTTGCAATAAACAATGCCTTCCCAGTCGTTGGGCACGATTACAGCACGGTTGCCGGTGAGTACGCCGGTAATCGTAAGATACCTGCAAGCAGCTTGCGGCTGGGTCAAGATCACGTCAGCGTTCGTGACGGCGATGCTCGTGCGGCTGGTGATGTGCTCTGGCCGCACCCATGGGCGCGAATCAACAGGGTCGCCAGTGACTGACGCGGCGCCTGTCGTGACGACGTACAGAGGGATGGCGCCTGGCGTGAATCCGGTAGTGTTCTTCGACACGACGCCGGCCCGAGTGGCCTCGATATAGTTCGTCGCTGAGGCGCTCAGAACGAGTGCGGCGGCGTTGTTTGCGATGGTGGTAAGCACCCCGTCCACAAGCATGACACCGCCGTAGTAAAACCAGTTGAGGCCGCTACACATGGCCGAGCGCTTCGCGAACAGCATAGCGCCCCGGCTGGCCTCAAACAAAGCGTTTGCGGTGATCTCTTTGCCCGATTGGGCTTGGACGAGGAGGTCTAGGATCGATGCCATGGCGCTATCTCGTGATGGACTCGGTCAATGGGAATCCGCGGCCGACGACCGAGGACATCTGGTAAATCTTCAGGTGCAGTGTGGACTGGTTCGAGCCGAAGTCTGCGACCTGTTCAGCGCTGCTGTAAGCACAGGCTTGAGCGACGATTGACAGGGTGCGCTTGATGCTGGCGAAGGTGCCGTCAGTGTAAATATCGACCTGGTAGGCCTCGGTCGTTTCGCCTAGCTCAGCGTCGACGGCATCTCGCCATTCGCCGCCGATTCGGGTGCGCCTGACCCATGTCAGTGACCAGTCGCCGGTGGATGGATGTCGATTCCCGGTCAGGTAGATCGGCGATAGCGGCTTGAGCGAGACAGCCTGGTAGGAGAAAGCGCGCGAAGCGTCGGTGTTGATGTCTCGATAGACCGTGATGGCGCGGTAATCGCGGGGAATGCCGATGATCGCGGTAGTCATAGCGATCGGCACGAGGTCGGCGGCGTCGAGCAGAATGAGCGCGTCGCCGACGGCGTGCAGGCCCATGGCGGACTCTGTCCCGAGCTGGCCACGCAGGAGCCCGCTGAGCAAATACGCAGAGCCGGACTGAAGCACGCAGGTGCGGGCAGAAATGATCTCCCACCGGCCATTGGCGCCGTAGGCAAAGGCGTTACGACCGCCGAACATTTCCGGCTCACTAATGCTGAACAAATCCCCGTGCGTGAGGTCGATAGCCAGGACCGAGGCAGTATCGTAGAGCCGGCTGTCGACGACGCCGAGCGCGTTTGTGGCTGTGCCAATGGTGGCGCCTGGCGGGTCAAAAGCGCTGAGGGTATTCCAGGTCGCGCCGCTGTCGAGCGACTGGATCAGCGCGCCGCCGGCCCATCCGGATTTCTCCCCGCACATCGCCACGAGCACCCCGCTGACGGCTGTTTGACCTGGCAGATAGGGCACATCGAGGATCTCGTAGACCGACGCGCCGACGGCGGTAATCGTCCCAGGCGGAATCACCAAACTCGCCGCGCCGATGGCGGCCGGGCTGTAGATTGCCGGGGCGTGCATCCTGGCCTTGCACTCCAGCCGGCTGTCGCTGGTGTATTCGATGGCTTCGAGTCTGACGCTGATCGTGCCCTCTGGGGTGGGAAGATTGACGATATCCGTGGGCTCGATGGCGCCATAGGTGGATGGCAGGGCGAAGGCGATCGCGACGCGGTCGAGCCACGCCTGGTAAAGCAGAGTCTCTGCGGTACCTGCGGCTTCGCTCGCAGTCAATGCGATCGGATATTCCAAGACTTGATTGCTGATCGCGACTGTATTCAGTCGTTCGGCGAATTGCTCGCCGGTCTCATACTCCCGGTCGACGTCCAAGTGCCTGACGGTCAAGCGGCGCGGAATCGAAGCGTCCGTCTCGCGCGTCATGGTGATCTGCACGGTCGGCTTCTCCTTGAGGCCAGACGCGCCAAGATCTGTCGCGGTGACGGTGGCGACAGCGCTGCCGGTCCGCGGCTTCGCCTTGATGACGTAGCCGGCCTGTACCAGATCAAACGGCCAGCAGGCGCGGAGGGGCTCAATACACGAGCGGATGCTGCCGATACTGCCGATGCGATAACCCCGCACCAGTGACGATAATGCGCCGACATTAATGTCTCCGGAATCCAGTTCACTAATCTGCAGTAGCTCGCTCGAGACGATTTCGTGCAGTGGCACACTCTGTGGTGCGACGAATTGCTCGTTTATCCGAAAACCCAGGTCCTGGTTTTCCCCATCTGGACCACCACACATAAAGACCACGAATCCATTTGCTGCCGTCGGGGAATGGTTTACCCCTTGATTCGGCCCGTTGTGTTGAATCCAATTCGTCACGCCATCTGCGGAGTAATACAGCGAGCCGTTCCCACCGGCTGTGCCCAGCCAAACGACTTCGCCATCCGACGCCATGTCGGCATTGTGCGGGACTGCAGAGACATTCCAGCTGAGGCCGTCATCAGACCAGACCATGCTCGGCGTGCCCAAAAACAGCAGCCTGCCCTTGTGGACAATCGCCCGAAGGTAATTGCTGTAGCCAACACCGAGATCTGCGACCAGCGTCCACGTGCCGCTGTTGGCTGTCGGCGACGAATAGATCTTGAGACCGCCGTAGCTGGTCGAGACGAAATATTTTCCCAGCCCGGAATGCCAGACCGCATTCGTGCGCACCTCTATCGGGTAGTACGGCAGGTCCTGGGGTGTCCAGCTGATCCCATTTGTGGATTTTCTGAAGGGTGCGTACGCTTGTGCGCCCTGCGGGAAGAGCACCCACTCATTGTTGCCCCACAGCAGGAAGTGATGTTGATACGGGGCTTCGAGGGGGTGAATAGCCCAGGTATTCCCGTGATTTGTGGACCGCAAAATATAATTCGCCAGACCGTCGTCGCCGGTGATCAGCAGGGTACCAGCGGCATCCGAAGCGATGTCTGCCCAGGTCGGCGTCAGCCCATTTTCTGTGGGCAGACTTACCTCAGCCCACGTCAGCCCATCCGTTGAGATGGCGACCTTGTGAGCGTTACGACCGACGGTGCACCATACGCTGCCATCCCACGCAGGGGGCTGCCAAACCCGTTGCGCTGGCATCTGGAATGGCTGGTACACGTAGGCGTAAATCGCCGCTTTCTGCATCAGCTCGACCTTGACCTGCGCGCCGACCAGCGAATTCTGATAGGTCCCCAATGGAAGATCGTAGAAAACGATGTAAGCCAGGCCTCGCCAGGCGGGGGTGTTATTGGCGCCGAGCGCGGCTTGTATTCTGGGATCGGCGTTTTGGATGTCACTGCCGGGATAGAATGCGAATCCTGCCGCCGCGGCATTGCTGGCGACGATCGTGTCGGAATCCGACGATCCTGCGTCATACCATAGATCCGGGCCGATCCAGATACGTCGTACACCGACCATGGGACCACTGACGGAGCAATCCGCCAGGCCGACGGCAAACGTCGCGGAATAGCTGTAGGTGCGGTTCGTGGTCTTGCTGCCGCCGCCCTTGCCGCCTGATTTCTTCTTGCTGACGGTCTCCTTCAGCTGGTTGTTTTCGAGCCAGATGATGTTACCCGTCACAGCAACGGTGCCGTAGACTCGGGGAATGGTTGACCCGTAGGTGCTGGTCTGGGTGGTCAGATCGCCGAGACGAGGCCCTTCGACCACCGGCCCTTTGGGTGGGTCGAGCAGACCGCCCAGGGTCATGCCGATCTGCGCGCCGGTCCATGCCATGCGAAGGCCAGCGGCAGGGCCGACGAGACCGCCGATTATACCGCCGATCAGGCCACCGGCAATTTGCCCGGCGCTACTCACTTTCAGCCCCGTTGACGAACGCGTAAACCGCCACGATGCGGCCGCGCCAAGGCAGGGTCAAATCGTGCTCGCAGCACTTGCCTGCGCCCTCCCAGGCGTGAATCATCGTGCCATGCGCGAGAATGGCGAGATGCTGCGGCTCGCCGGTGAAGCGCATCAGCAGCAGATCGCCGGGCAGGCGATCGCTGGCGCTGGCGCGCTGGCGCAGGAAGGGCTGCTGATCGAGCTGCCGCTGCAGTTGGCCATCGACCGGGAGGCGCCCGTAGTGGCCGGAATCTTGCGGTACCAGCCCGAGACGCCGCGCCACATGCACGGCCACCCCGGCACAATCCAGGCCGACCCCGGGGAGCCTGCCCTGGTGGCGAAACGGCGTACCGAGGCACTCGCGCGCTGCGGCGATGATCTCGTCCGGGGACATCTCAGCCTCCCCGTCCTGGCGTGGCGTACTGGCGGCCGCTGGGGATGTACGGGAAGCCGCCAAAGTTCAGGATGTTCGAGAATGCCGCGCCGTTCCAGCGGTTTTGACAGTCG